GAAGACGCAGAAAAAGCCGGTCTGGTTGAAAAGGTCGTAAAGGCCAACCTGCTGACTGAAACGGTGGCCAATGAGCTGACGCTCAATGCGCTCAAAGAGCTGGCACCTAAGGCAGAGCCGGCTCACGCAGCTGCGCTCAACAGTGCTTACAAGCCCGATAACGGTAAACCTGTCTATCAGCTTCCGGAGGGTAATTGATCATGGCACGCTATAATAAGATTTTTGCAGGTCCCGTGACCCAGACCACGCCGCAGGTGACTGAAGCGCCGGCCTCTGCAGATATTCTGCCAGGCTCTGTTCTCATTCTGACGGACGGTAAATTCGCTCTGGCCGGTGTGGCGTCCACGGGCAAAGTCTATATCGCTCAGGATAACTACCTGACACTGGGCGGTGTGGATGAGGCATATGCTGCAGGTGATGTAACCATCGGCATGGAAATGCTGGATCAGCAATTCTTCAATGCTCGTGTAGCCGCCGGCAGCAATCTGTCAAAGGGAACGGCTCTTTCGGCCGGTGCGGAAGGTGCACTTGTGATTGCTGCCGCCGGCTCGAAGATGGTGGTCGCCTTCTCTGATGAGACTTTCAACAACACAACCGGCTCAGCTCAGCTTGTTCGCGTACGCGCGGCTAAGGGCTACCTGACGGCTGCAGAATAAGGAGAACCGGTAATGCGTTACTTTGATAAAGAGCTGGTTGCCAACTCTAAGGAGCATGCAGCCTGGTGGAATGGAGTTACTGCAAACCGTGAGTGGTTTCATCAGAGCGAAACTGCAATGGCTGCAGTTCAGAATGCTGCTTCTGTCTTGCCGCGTGATGCGTGGCTGGATCTGGACGGTATTACCCGCCGTGTTATGCGCAACGATGAAGGTCAGGCCTATATGGCGGATCTGATGCCTTTGGCAAAGGCCGTGAATATCGGCAAACTGGTACATATGAACCGTGTTTCTTCGGATGCCGGTGCTGTGGTGCGCTCGCTCTCAGGTCAGGTTCCGACTGCGATGGATAAGGTCGTCTACGATTATCGCGGTTCACCGGTGCCGATCTTCTCGACCGCTTATGGCCGTGAATGGCGCGAGTGGAATACGCTGCAGTCTGAAAACTTTGACGCACTGTCGGATGATCAGGAAGCACATACAGCCAAGATCCGTCGTGATATGGCGCTCTATGCACTGGACGGTGATACGAATATCTCTGTCAAAGGCTATAAAGCCACCGGCATTCGTGCCAGCCCGTATTCTAAAGCGATCAATCTGGGCACTGCTGCCGGTGGCGCGGGGATTGATCTGACTACAGCCGGTTCAGATGAAGTTGATACCTTCATCACCCAGACCCTCGGTGCGATGCTGGATGCCAACCTGATCACTGCTAAGGTCAATCTGTATATCTCACCGGAGATCGGCCGGAACTTTGACAAGTCTTATTCCGGATCGACAGGCTTTAAGGGCGGCACACTGCTGTCCTATCTGTTGACCAACCGTCGTATCAATAAGATCGCGGTGACGCATGAGCTGAAAGGCAATGCGTTCTTTGGTTTTGTACCAAATGCGGAATATATCCGGCCATTGGTTGGTATGGCTGTGAATACGACGGCTATGACACGGCTTAATCCGACCGACAATTACCAGTTCCTCATCATGGGTGCGATGGGGATGGAAATTCGTGCGGATTATAACGGTAAATCCGGCGTGTTCTACTCCACTGTTGTCAATTAACCGGTTGCCCTGTCTTCGGGCAGGGCGTCTCTGTTCAGGAGAGCATTTATGAAAATTCGTATTACAGGCACCGGTATTTACGGCAAATCCGGTGAAATCGAAGTGGGTACCGAACTCACAGTTCAGTCTGAGCCAAAAGGCTGGGAAGGCCGGTATCAGGTCATCGAGGGCGATACTGCGGGTAAGACCGAAGTCATCAACCGTGACGAACTGAAGAAACAGGCTGATGAACTCGGCATCGAATATGCGCGTAATGTCAGCAACGAAAAGCTTCAGGAACTCATTGACGCTAAACTGGCGGAATAACGCACATGGCCGGTTACGGGACGGATGATCAGTTCACACAATGGCTGACCGATAATGGTTACATACTGCCGGCCGGTTCACCCGAGCCGGCAGTCTTGCGTCAGCGGGGTAGTCAGTATGTTGATGCGCTTTATGGCGACCGGTTTATTGGTACCTTAGCCGGGTTTGATCATGAACGGGCATGGCCGCGCACAGGAGCATCTCTGCGTGGTGTTCCGGTGCCGGCAAGTGCGGTGCCGCTGCCGGTTATTTATGCTTCATTCTATGCGGCTTTAACCGAAGCCCGCAATCCGGATAGCCTAAACACTATGGGTTCTGCTTCTTCAATCGTTGTGCGTGAGAAGGTCGGAGCATTGGAAACACAATTTGCCGGTGTTCAGGGATCCGATGTGGCTGCCGCGCTCACTCCGTTGATTTCTTTTGTAGATGGTATGCTCACACCATATCTGCGCAATCCTCATGCCGCTTGCTTCGGCATCCGATCGGTAGGCTGAGATGGCTGGTTTTAATTATGCCGCGGGCAGAGCTACCGCAGACCGTCTGATAGCCCGCTTTGGTCAGGCCGGAGCAATCCGGCGCAAGGAAGATAAACCTGATAATCCGAAGCCCTGGAAGCCTGAGCGAACAGAGGTGGACTATCCGTGTAAGCTTGTTGTGCTTGAATACAGCGCATATGAGCTGCAAGGCACACTGATTGAAGCAAATGACCGTAAGGTCTACGTGGCAGCAGG